ATGTTCATCAGTTTAAAGAAAATCCTCAAGCAGCAGCATTTGCACTAGAAGATTATAAAAGAGGTTTGCGTTTAATGAAGCTAAACCTTACAGAGTCTGCACCAGGATACTTTAAAGATGACAGGATAAGGTTCCTCTAATGTCTCAGCCTTTCGCATTGGCGTGTCGAGGTGGTTTAAATGTAAATTTAAATCAACTTGAAATTATGCGACAACCTGGAGTTGCTACAGAGTTACTTAACTTTGAAGTAGATCCTGATGGTGGTTACAGGCGCATTAATGGTTTTACACTATTTGGTGGAGGATCTTCAGTTAGGCCTAATTCAAGTAATAGAATACTAGGTATGTTTGTTTATGCAGATGGATTAATTGTTTGTTCGGGAACAGGCATATTTTTTAGTCAAGATGGAACTAGTTATTTACAAATAAATAAAGCTAGTGTTTCAGGAAGTGGTGATAACTTTAGTACGTTTAGTGGAAGATCTAATGATGCTAGAACAAGTCAAGGCCAATGTAGTTTTGCTTTGTTTGAAGGTACTTCTGATTATGGTGAAGTATTAATTTGTGATGGAGCAAATAAACCTTTCTTTTTTAAAATGACAGGTACTGGAGGTTTATCAGATAGGACTTTTTTTGCAAGTGAGATTACAGTTGATAGCACTACAGCTCCTACTGTAGGAGTAATACATGAAAATCACTTTGTTGTAGGAGGTGCGCCTACAGCTAAGAATAAAATATATTTTAGTTCTAGTCTTGATCCTGATTCTTTTAGTGGGTCAGGTGCAGGAAGTATACAACTAACAGATTCTATTGTAGGACTAGCCAGCTTTCGTAGTGATTTAATTATATTTTGTAAAAACAGTATATTTAAATTAATTAACATTAGTGATAGCGATAATATTGCAATTGTACCAGTTACAAAGAATGTAGGTTGTTTAGATGGCAATAGTATTCAAGAAATAGGAGGTGATCTTTTATTTCTTAGTCCTGATGGTATTCGTACAGTTGCAGGTACAGCAAGAATTGGTGACGTAGAGTTAAGTTCTGTTAGTAGACAAATACAAAAGATAACTACTGTTATTGCAGATGGCATTAATAACTTTGTTATTACAAGTGGAGTGCTTAGAAGTAAATCTCAATATAGATTATTTTATACAAACACAACTCAAAGCTCTTCAGTTTCTAAAGGTGTTATAGGAACACTTACTCCTAATGGGTTTGAATGGTCAGAAACTAAAGGCATTCAAGCTACTGGTTTTGCTTCTGGTTTAGATAAAGATGGTGTAGAACAGTTATATCATGGAGATAATGCAGGATATATCTATAACCATGATACAGGTAATATATTTAATCCTGCAGGTAGTGCTTCTAATGTAGAGGCTCAATACTATACACCTGATTTAGATTTTGGAGATATAGGTACAAGAAAAACTATTAAATATGTAAAAGTATCTGTTACTCCTGAAGGTACTGTACAGCCAGAATTACAAGTTAAATATGATTTTGAAAGTGCTACAACTCCTCAACCTCCTGCTTATACATTAAGTCAGATTCCTTTACCTGCTACATTTGGAAGTGCTACGTTTGGAGAGTCTGAATTTGGAGCAGCAGAAAATCCTTTAGTTAGACAGGCAGTAGAGGGAACAGGAAACACAGTAGCTTTTAGACTTAAAAGTGATGACCAAAGATCACCTTATTCAATTAATGGCTTTTACATAGATTATATGCCAGCAGGTAGGAAATAATAAATGGCTTACTCATATACAAGACAAAGTACGATCTCTGATGGAGATACGATTACAGCCGCATTATTTAATAATGAATATAACCAATTATTAAATGCTTTTGCTTATTCATCTAGTGATGCTGCTGCTACAGGACATAGACATGATGGATCAGCAGCTCAAGGCGGTAGTATATCTAAGATCGGTGATCTTGATTTTTTAAATAAAATTGAAGCTGATAGCACTAATAATAGATGGGGTATTTATGTTCAGGTATCTAGTAGCGCAGTTGAGCAGATACGAATACAAGATGGAGCAATCGTACCTGTTACAGATAATGATATTGATCTAGGTACAAGCTCATTAGAGTTTAAAGACTTATACATAGATGGAACTGCTTATTTAGATGCCATCAACTTTAATGGTACTGCTATTAGCTCTACTGCTGCAGAACTTAATATCTTAGACGGTGTTACCTCTACTGCTGCTGAACTCAATATACTTGATGGAGTAACGTCTACTGCTGCTGAATTAAATATTATAGATGGCGATACTTCTGCCAGTGCCACTACTCTTGCAGATGCTGATCGTGTAGTTGTTAACGATAATGGCACAATGAAGCAGGTAGCACTGACTGACTTTGAAACTTACTTTGAAGCTGCTTTAGATACAGGTACAAACCTAACTACTGTAGGTGCTTTAAATGCAGGATCTATTACATCTGGCTTTAGTGCTATAGATATAGGTTCTTCTAATCTAACAGCAACAGGTACTGTATCGTTAGGGGCTACTTCTTTTAATGATAATAACATTACTAATGTAGGCTCTATTCAACTAGATAGTATTGCAGGAGATGCAGATACTAATAGCTCTATAGCATTCAGTGGTTCTGATGTCATCACTATGACTACAGGAGGCACAACTGCTTTTACATTAGATGCCTCACAGAACGCAGTAGTTGGTGCTAACTTAACTGTTACTGGTGATCTAACGATTAGTGGTGATGATTTAGTAATGGGAACTAATACTTCGGGTATGCTTCTTATTGCTGATGGCACTAACTTTAATCCTACAGCAGTTGGATCTTTATCTGAGATATCTTCAGTAGCTAATGATGATGTACTACTAGCAGTAGATACTTCTGGAGGAGGCTTAAAGAAAATATCAAGAAGTACATTAGTCTCAGGACTAGCTACTTCTAGTGCGCTTTCTAATGTAGTAGAAGACACTTCCCCTCAGTTAGGTGCTAATTTAGATACTAACAGTCATAATATTTTAATTGATGATGCTCATTTTATAGGCGATGAAAATGGCAATGAGCAAATAATATTTCAAACTACCAGTTCAGCAGTTAATCAATTTGATATTACTAATGCTGCAACTGGCAATCCACCCAAGCTATCAGCTACAGGTGGTGACTCTAATATTGATTTAGATATTGAAGCTAAAGGAACAGGCCATGTAACAATTAGAGGTAATACTAATGCTGGAGCTATCCAACTTAATTGTGAAAGTAATAGTCATGGTCAGATAATAAAATCTCAACCACATTCAGCAGCAGTTACTAATACAATGTTACTTCCAGCAGGAAGTAGTTCTACTTTAGTATCTCTTGTATCTACAGATACATTAACTAATAAAACAATTAATGCTTCTAACAATACACTTTCTAATATACCTATGTCAGCTACATCATTTGTTGCTGGTACAGGCGTTAGTCTTAGCACTAATACGTTAAGTGTAGATGCTGCACAAACAGGAATAACATCCCTTCTTGCTACTGATATTAAAATTGGTGAAGACGATCAAACTAAAATTGATTTTGAAGATGCTGACAAAATTAACTTCTATGCTGGTAATGAAAAACAGCTAATCCTTGAAGATGGTGCATTGTACCCAGGATCAGACAATATCATTGATCTTGGTAAATCTGATAATGAATTTAAAGATGCTTTCTTTGATGGAACTGTAACTGCAGATGCTTTTGCAGGGCCACTAACAGGAGATGTAACAGGTAATGTTTCAGGAACTGCTGCCACAGTAACAGGAGCAGCACAATCTAATATTACTTCTTTAGGTACATTAACAACTCTTACTGTTGATAACGTCATTATTAATGGCACAACAATAGGGCATACTGACGATACTGATTTATTAACATTTGCAGATGGTATTTTAACTGTAGCAGGAGAAGTCAGTCTTACTACTTTAGATATTGGTGGAACTAATGTTACTTCAACTGCAGCAGAGCTAAACATACTAGATGGAGTTACTAGTACAGCAGCGGAACTTAATATTCTTGATGGCGTTACGTCTACAGCCGCAGAGTTAAATAAACTAGACGGAGTAACAGCTACTACAGCAGAGATTAATTATCTTGATGTAACAACACTTGGCACATCAGAAGCCAGCAAAGTAGTTACCTCAGATGCTAATGGTGTTACAAAGTTTGATAATGGCATTCAAGAAGAATCAACAGCAGTAACAAGTTCTAGTAATGCAGCAACACTAAACTTACGAGATGGTTCAGTATTTACTCATACTCTTTCTGAAAATGTAACTTATACATTTAGCAACCCTGCTGCATCTGGATACGCTTCTTCATTTACATTAAAAGTAACTCAAGACTCTACAGCTAGGACTATTACATGGCCTAACTCAGTTGATTGGGCAGCAGCAACGGCTCCTACACTTAGTACAGGAAATGCTGATGTAGATGTATTTGTATTTCTTACTGTGGACGGTGGCACAACTTATTATGGATTTACAGCAGGGCAGGATTTAAGCTAATGGCATTTCTTTCTGAAAAACTTATTTCTGCATCGGGTGGTGCAACAGAAGAAACAGATGATGACTTTAATCTAGTTACAGGGCTATATCATTTTGATGGCTCAAACGGAGCTCAGAATAACACGCTTCTTGATAGCTCTCCTGAATCTCACACTGTCACAAGAAATGCTGACATTGTGCAAGGAACCTTTAGCCCTTTCAGTGCAGAAGAAGGAAAGTGGGGGGTTTTATTTGAAGAAAATACAACTTCAGACCATTTAACTGTAAACAATTCTGATTTTGCTTTTGGTACAGGCGATTTTACAGCGGAATGTTTTATTTTCTTAACAGGGAATGGTCAGTATTCAGGCGGTATTTTTCAGGCTAACGGTGGTTCAGGAACATCGGCTCCAGCATTGGCTGGAAGGGACACAACTGGATTAACTATTTATTCAAGTTCTGGTCAAAAAACTACTGGCAACAATGGCACTATACAATTAGGAGTGTGGTATCACATAGCTCTTGTGAGAGCATCTAGCGTGATAAGAGTATACGTGGATGGCTCTTTGGTTACGTGGAGTGACGGAACCACAACTGCCGCTGATACCACTAATGTTACAAATACAGCATTTGCAATAGGAAAATATTATAGTAATAGCTATACAATGGACGGCTTCATATCAAACTTTCGTGTTGTAACTTCGGCTGTTTATACAGGGGCTTTTACAAAACCGACTACGCCTCTGACAGACATAACCAATACTGTTCTTTTGACTTGCAGAGATAACAGATTTCGGGATGCAAGTAGTGAGGCAAATACTGTTTCAATTGGTGCTGGGACTCCAAGAATACAACCCTTCTCACCCTTTGCGCCTAGTGAAAGTTACAGTGCATCAGCGAAAGGTGGATCAGGTTATTTTGATCAAAGCTCAGATTGTTATTTAACTGTTTCTGATTCTACAGACTTTGATTTTGGTACAGGGGACTATACCCTTGAGGCTTGGGTTTATCGAGATAAATCAATATTAGGTAATTTTGAATTACCTTTTGATATTACAGGAGGGAACAATTATTGGGGATGGACTGATTTAGGTGTATCTGGTTACGATGGGTTAACTAATCATGTAGATGCAGGAGATCAAAGTTCTGGAAGTGCTGCGGATGTTCCAAAACTTTATGAATGGACTCATGTTGTTTATCAAGTAACAAGCGGAAACAATAATTGGTATGTTAATGGAGTTAGAGTATATAACGCATCAGCAAATACTCAGTCTAGTGCGGCTACTGGATTCCAAGTAGGCAGAAGTCCAAACTATAACAATCATTATTTTGGAGGGTTTATTTCAGACGTAAGAATTATAAAAGGAAGTAATGCTTACTCTAATGCCTCAACTTTAACTGTACCTACAGCACCTTTGACAGCAGTAACAAACACTAAATTACTCTTAAACTTCACTAATGCCGCTATGTTCGATCAGACAGGCAAAACAAATACAGACACCGTGGGCAATGCTCAACTAGACACAAGCGTTAAAAAGTTTGGAACAGCGAGTTTAGAGCTAGATGGGACTAGTGATTATTTAGAAGCTACACCTGTGATATCTCCCGACAGAGGATCATGGACTTATGAGTGTTTTATCTATCCAAAAACTGTAGTGGATGCTGGAGGCTACGGCTGTATTTTTTCTACGCAAACAAGCAGTCCTAATACTGACGGAGTTGCGCTTTATTACATTAGTAGCACTAAAAAACTTGAGTGCTACGGCCCTGCCGCTGGAGGAACTTATTTTTCAACCGCAAATGATTCTATAACGCTAGATCAATGGCAACACGTAGCGTTAGTTTTTGATTTAGATGCCACTAATTATCCAATTACTTGTTACGTGAACGGTACATCAGTTGGGTCAAGCACAACTAACACTTGGCAGACAAGAGATTCTGGCCTTTTAAAAATAGGCGCACAACACGATGGAGGGCTTGAATTTACAGGGTTTATAGATGAATTTAGAGCCACACTAAAAGCGCGATATACTTCCAACTTCACCGCACCAACGAAAGAATTTCCAAATCTATAGGTAACAATATGCAGATAGCTAAAATAAAAGATAACGCAGTAGAAAGCATGGGAGAACATAGAGAGTTGTTCTCTAATGTAAGCTTTCCTACAACTGGCCCCTCTTCTGATTGGATGACTGAAAACTCTGTAATGCCTGTAACCATGAGTCGTTCTTACGACAGGATGACACAGAAAAGCACTAGCGTAGATCCTTATATTGAGGACAATGTTGTATATCTACATAAGATAGAAAGTCTGACAGACAGCGAAAAGACAGCCGCGCAGACAGAAGTAACTAATCAAACGGCAGCTAGTAATAGAGAAGAAAGAAACAGAAGACTAGCAGAAACAGATTGGATGGCTTGTAGTGATGTAACTATGTCAGA